AGTAGTGATCTCCCAAACTTAAACAACAAAACATAACAAATCATATAGCTAATATTGGTGTACAAAAATAAAGACACTGTACTACACATAACAAACCTTATTTATCCAGGTGAAATGTACATTGCTTCCATTGTAATGGTTCTGTAATCTAATTATGAAATTCTTATCTATAGATCTATCTGTGTATATAAGTTCTAAGATGTGCATGCCCATAAAAGAAAATCAAAGCTGTTTATACATGTTTTAATATGTGCAAATTAATGAAAAAATATCGAAACTGTGTTTTTTATCCTGGTTTTCTCCAGCTGATTATTTTATGTTTTTTCTTTTTTTGTTTTTTTGTTCTTTTACATGCAATATAATAGAGAAACATAAGAAACTGTGATTACTGTATTTTTGTTACCACTGTTTCATGCTTTTAACAAGAAATTCTCTGCACTTGCCATATTGATCTTGTTCAAAACCAAATTCAACTCTATTCACCTTGTAGTCCATTTCAACAGATCCGATATAATCACCATTTATCCACATTTCTGTCAAACCATTGTGAAATTCAGTGGTTAATTTTATTTCATCACCATTCTTGTAAATGTGTGATTCTGTGCTAATATCCCTAGTTCTTTTAACTGACTTTGGCCATTCAATATGTTTGTCACCAAACCAGCCAGTGGAATATTCATCATCAGTGTTAAAAACAAGAGGAGTCCAATAGTTATTTCCTCTCCATTTCTTCATTCCAATTTCTGCAGTCATTAATCCATCTGAGGCAACATACCATACTTGTAAATAAGCAAAGTCATTCAGTGAGACATCAGGAAGAATGAAGATTGATCGGAAATAGCGCTCCATCGGTACAAGCCTTGAGACAATGTGTGTTCTTGTTGGACTCTTTGATAAATGGAATTGGAAACCATCAACAAGTTCATTGAATATGTAACCACTAATTCCTGTTGGCAGTGAGACATTACTTTGATCTGGATACTTTTCGTTAGACTTCCCATGAGTGTTGTGTTTCTTGTTGATCTCAAGCACCTGTAACTGATTGTTGAAAGCTGAATGAAGGTGACAATAGTTATTAGAATCAGTCAGAACATGATCCCCAGTATATGGATTGACATATCTGACTTCTGTTTCAATATCATCATCACTGTCAGATTCAGCCTGCTCACAAACATTATTGCCAAAGCTTGCAAGATCATTCAATTGTTCATAGCTATAATAATATGAGAATGGATTCCAATAGTTCATTCCATTGCTGATAGAAGGGAACATTAAGGATAGAAGAGATAAGAAAATGATATTTGACTTGCTTAACATTTTGTTCTATTTCTTTTAGATGAGATTATGATTAACGTGCTGACAGGTTTTAAAACCAATTTATAGTATAGTTGTATCTTTTGTTATCTTTTGTCGTTTGTTTGGGAGTACACTACT